ATGGAAGTTTGAACCCATCCCCTGTTATGACTGAGGTTTATATTGAGGAAAAGAATGTGCTTGCGAGAAATAACCCTATGACTATTCACCATCAATGGTATAATTGCTATGCAACCAAAGATGAGCTGATTAAAAAGATAATGGAGGAATAATTATGGCAAAATTGGAAAAGCAGAGTGATAAAAAGGGAATGTATTTATTTTGGTGTCCGGGTTGCAAATGCGCCCATTATATAGCAACCGCAAAAAATGATTGTGGCTTTCCTGTGTGGAATTGGAATGGGGATAATGAGAATCCTACTGTTATTCCATCTATAAAAGTAACCTACCCAACGCCCGAAAAGATGAATATATGTCATTCTTTTATTAGAAATGGGAAGATAGAATATCTTTCTGATTGCACACATGAGTTGGCTGGAAAAACTGTAGATATGATTGATATTGATGATATATGATTATGGCAAAGAAGAAACAGACATCAACGCAGAACTACCATTGTAGGGACTGCAAACACGCTTTCGACTTCCACGAATTGAACTGGAAAGGTGAGCCGTTCTTATGCAAATGCCCTTTCCATAAATACAGCAAGTTTTTAGATAAGGACTATTGCACCAACTTCAAACTAAAGTAGTGGCATGGCAAAGAAGAAGTACATAGACTATAAGAAGATGCAAGCGGAGCTTTTCAATAGAACGGAGGGCTACGCTGCCAATGTCCGTATCATCTACCAACAAGCATTTGAGCGAATAATTAACTTGGTAAAGGGTACGGAGTTGGAGGATGGAAAGCCTTTCTCTTTTGCTGACTATGGGTATAGCGAGGAAGTTACGCCCATTCTTAGGGATATGTACAGCCGTGTTTACCAAGTTATCCGGGGCGGTGTAGAAAAGGAATGGCTTGCATCTAACGAGAATAACGATGCTTTGGTTAAAAGTGTGTTCGGTGAACAATCAATAAAAGATAATCACTTTGCCCGTTTCTTCAAGCGCAACAAAGAGGCTATGGATGCTTTCTTTGCCCGTAAGAGTGGTGACGGTGGTTTGAATCTCTCTCAAAAGGTTTGGCGATATACGGGTATGTTCCGTGATGAGCTGGAAAATACTTTGGATTTGGCGATTGGTGAGGGTGTCCCGGCTAATCGTTTGGCGGCTCAGATAAAGAAGTACCTACAAGACCCCGATAAGTTCTACAGGCGTTTCCGTATCAAGGTGGGGAAAGATGAGAACGGGCAACCTATCTATGGCAGAAAGTGGAAACGCAGGGTTTGGGACAAAGAAGCCAACTCCTACAAATGGGTGGATGATAGCCCGAAACATTTTCATCCGGGGCGTGGCGTGTACCGTTCATCCGCACGTAACGCCCAAAGGCTTGCACGGACTGAAACCAACATTGCGTATCGTACAGCCGATTTTGAGCGTTGGGCGCAACTCGACTTTGTGGTAGGCATTGAAATCAAGCTATCCAACAATCATCCCGTATCTGACATTTGCGATGATTTGAAAGGTGTGTACCCTAAAACATTCCGTTGGAAAGGGTGGCACCCGAATTGCCGTTGTTATCAAGTGCCCGTACTGGCAAAGCAAGAAGAATTGGACGAAATGCTGGATAAGATTTTGGACGGGGATAATCCGGCAACGGTGGAATGTGAGGAAAAGGTAAAAGAGCTGCCATCCCAATTTACCGGGTGGATGCAAGCCAATGAGCAACGCATCAAGGATGCAACGGAGAAAGGAACTTTGCCCTACTTCCTACGGGACAATGAAAAGGTTATCTATCCACCGACTGCAAAAGAGATAGCGAAAGCCCGGCACGAAGCCCGGACGGAAGCGGAAGCAAATGCCATCCGGCAACGGTGGAATGTGAGGAAAGCGACCTATCACTATGGTAATAATATGCTCCGTGTTATGGGTGGTATTTCAGATGTTGATACTACGGCTTTAGCTGAGGCTCTAAAACACCCTGATTTGTCCGCTATCATGTTGGAAGCCCATAAACTGAAAGCCATAGGTAAGGAGATTTATTCACTGGGTTACATAGATAGCCCTATGGAGGTGGCTAAAAAGTTCTCTTTAGCCGATGCAAAAGCCGTAAACAAGGCGGTTGCTGATAAGCTGGCACAATGGGATAGCCTTTCTTTGGAACAACAATTAAAGAAACTGAATTTTGAAGCATACGACTTTTTAGGTGGTAACTATCATAATGTACAACAGAAGTACCCAACGTGGCAGGTGTCACAACAAGCCTATGTTAAACAGCTTGGCATTGTTCAAGATAAGATAGATTGGAAAGCCATTAAGGATAGCTATGCCGACCTATCTAAGTTCTCTACCAAGTCCAAGCCTTACCAATCGCTCATTGCACAGCTTGAAAATGCAATCAATGGCAATGATAAAGCAATGGCACAACAAACCATTGCGGAACTCAATGCAAGGAAAGAAAGCATTGAAAAAGCCGCTGCCATGCGTAAATCAAAAGTCAAGGATGTTAAGTTTAAAGATTCCGATTTTACGCAGGAAAGAAAGGATGCAGCGAAATGGTTTATTCATAGTTCGGATGCAAACGATTATTTCTTTGATAATGCCGTGGATATGTGGAAACTTGCAAGCTCCAATGAAAAGGCGGCTATGTATCAATATACGGCTGGTAGTAGTTACATAACAGAGCCTTTGCGTGCTATCAAGGGATATTATCACTACTATGGCAGTAGATTGTCCGAAGCCGAAAAGCATATTGCCGATATGACCCAATATATAGCCCGAAGCACACTTAAAGATGATGTTTGGGTAAAGCGTGACGAAATCAGTGCTTTTGTAAACTATCGTTTTGGATTGTCTGATTTGGATGCTTATATATCTGACCCGTCTAAACTGGTTGGCAAGGTTGGTACGGATGATTCCTTTATGTCGTGTGGTAATTGCCGGAATACGAACTTTGGAAGTAAGCCCGTTTGTCTGAATATCTATTGTCCGAAAGGTACACAAATGACCTATGCAGAGCCTTTCTCTGCATTTGGTTCAAGCCATGACAACGGGGACTATTGTCCGGGTAAGAAGTGGAACGGAACTTCTAAGCCTACAACAACGGGGGAAAATGAAATTATCCTACAGCGTGGCACTAAATTCAGGATCACTAAAGCCGAATACACAAATGGCAAATGGTATATAGATATGGAAGTTTTGGAACAAAGCCCGAAAGTGATAAAGGAAATGGTTTCTACTCCAATGGGATTCTATTGTAAGTATTGACAACATAAGAAAGGCGCATCAATTACGGTGCGCCTTTACTTTAACCTTTTATGTATGTAGTCCGATATAACTCTTTAAAGCCCTCTATATCCACCCTTTCAGCGTATTTGCAGTACCGATTGAAAAGCACCGCTTTCAATGTGATAGGCACACCATCGTACAATTCAAAGCTTGATAGTCCGGCATCGGTGTACTCCTTTAGAATAGGGGCAATGAGTTTACACCCGGCATCAGTGGCGGGGATAAATTTTTCAGTCCCCCATTTTTTACAAAACCAAAACATTTGCTTATCGCCATCTTTGAACGGGCATACCGTTTCGCCTTTGTAGAAGTGGCAAAATGATTGTAAATCGTTTTTATACATATTGTTTTCTATTTAAGTTTCCGAAAAAATCACCAACTACATTGAGCATCTCAGTAGGCAATAAGTCAAATGCCTTGTCTGAAATTTCTTTGGGAACACCCCAAAGGGCTTCTGCCATTGAGCCGACTATTGCCCCTATCGTGTCGCTATCCCCACCCCATGAAATAGCCCGTCTGATTGCATCCTCAAAAGAGGTACTTACACGAATAATCTTCAAACAAAGCGGCACAGTGCCTTGACACGTTTCATCAAATACTCCGGCATAATAATCGTTTACCATGAATTGAGGATAGTACGATTGCATTATATTCTCAAATACTTTCTGATTGTGGGTTGTTCTCAAATAATAAATAGCGTGTGCGACTGCTACAGCTCCTTTAACTCCCTCCGGGTGATTATGGGTTACTATAGCCGTTTTCTCTGCCTCCATCAAAACCTTATCCAAGTTGTCATAAGCCCATGCAACCGGGGAAACACGCATTGCAGAGCCATTGCCGAAGCTGTTATATGGTTGTGGGTTGTCTGAGGCTATCCAGCGGGCAAAGCTGCCACCGTATGCTCCTTTCGGATTGGGGTATGCCCTACACCATTGGAGAAACTTATCTCCGTAATTTGCGCCCGTATTGATTGCATCCGCTACCGCTATAGTACAAATTGTATCGTCTGTAAACGTGCTATCCTTTGTGAATAGTTCAAAGTTGTAGTTATCTGTATTGTCGAACTCAAAGCGTGAGCCTACAATATCGCCTATAATCGCTCCTAACATATTATACCTCCTTTTCTTTTCTGATACCCCTATTTGATTGTTTTGTATGGAGTGTGCCATATCGTATAATGGCTTTTCTACCCTTATGTTCACCATTCTTTAGAACATTCCAAAGAGATTCTTTAGACACCCCTACTGCTTCGGTTGGCAATAGCTCATATATAGCCGTAATGCTGCCAAAGTAGTAGTGACGTTTGCCCTTGTATGGCTCTTTCAATTCTACATGAATGACCTTTCTTTGCTGTTTCATTGCTATGTGTGTTCTATAAACGCAAAATTACTATATTATATTTAATAAAACAAATATTTACCAAGTTTATTGCATTAAGTAGAGCTAATTCGTTCTATCATGCTTTTTAGTTGCCTCGCAAAATTCCTTACAGCAATCTTCTTTACCGCTAAATTTTGTTTCTCGTATCATTCTTTAACTTCTTTAGGTTTTGCAATCGGCTTCCAATGGGTAACATACTTACCTTTTGTGTAAGGAAATACCCACTTGCTAACTTTTCGCATTGTCATTTCATCTATAGAATCATCCACAAACTTAACCTTGCAAATACCTTCGGCATTATCTTTAGGGATAGCATCGTTTACGCTTATCCACTGTGATTGATTTGCTTCCAATTCCTTAAACTCATTCCACCGCTTTGCTATTTCTTTGCAAAGGATATTTGAACTTTCAACATCGCCCAAATGAATATCTGCAATGGTAAAATTCCATCCGTCTTTAATGCACAATTCTGCATCCATTTCGTCCGCACCAAAGGAGCGTTTACCTCTTGCTGGCAAACAAAGTAATTCCAGTGTATCAGTGTCTAATTCACCTTTGGCGTACTGCCAATCTAATTTTATTTTCATCGCTATTTGTTTTTTATTAAAATGGTGGAAAATATGTTTTTACCCCAAGAGGATTAACTGTAAAATTATCTCGGTTAATCTTTATATACCATTCAAGCGTTTTCGTTCTTCTTATATGTTTCTTGATAGGTTTGGTTGATACCATGCTACCAAAGTATTCATTATAATCAAATTTCAACTTTTCCCAGTAATGGAAATACCGACTGTTGTATAATACATTCTTGCTCATTTTGATTTGTCATTCGTTATTAATAGTAATTACTAACTCGCTTCCATCCGGCATACGGAAAGCCTTATTAAATATCTTTTGGCATCGCTTTGGTGGATTTATGTATGATTTGTGCATTTCATCAAACATCCTACAGTGCCCTTTTACCTCACCGGGTCGTAAATGTGTAGAACCGTTATAAAAGAAAGGACACGTGCCACAACTTCCCGGCTTGTCGTAAAAGATGGTTTCATTTATTATTGTCATATAGCTTTATTATTTCAATTTTGATAGCCATTGTTCGTAAACTCGTGTAGCCACTTGCGCCATCATAACAGGCGGTACACTCATACCGCAAATGTAGTGCGGTGAAAAGCCGCAAAAATCGTAGTCTTGCGGGAAAGTAGAAGCGTTGCACACCTCAGATTTTGATAAATACACAGGCTTATTAAAAGGAATCGTGCTGTCTGCATGAGCCGTAAGCGTGTTGCAAATTTCATCCTCATACAAATAACATTGATTGAAAAATCCTCTTTTGCCTGTCAGCTTCCGATAAGCATTTGACATATCAATACCCCCATGTGTTCTATTATCAAACATTTCTTTCATGCGCTTGCCGTATGGTTTGCCCATGTAATCCGCAAATTCTCCGTAGCAAATCCCCGGCTCGTTGAAGTCCATACTAATATGTGGCTCAACATTGAAGAGGTCAGACACTTTCAAGAAATTCACGCCCAAATCATGCCTAATACATACAAAGAACACCCGGTTTCGCATTTGTGGTACTCCCATTTTAGAAGCATCAAGTAAGAAGTGTTGGCAATAATACCCAGCATCTTCAAAGTCCTTGTAAATGCGTCTTACATAATCTATGGCATTACCCATAAGCAAGCCTTTCACATTTTCCGCTATCACAACCTTTGGTTGAAGTGCTTTTGCCAAAGCAATGAAGTCGAAGAAAAGTGTATCAAGAACTTGTGCCGTTTGCCCCTCTCTGAACACCTTTTCTTTGCCCCAATCCTTTTCACGGTTGCCGGATAAGGAGAAAGTGGAACATGGGGGTGAGCCGTCCAAAATATCCAAGTTGTAAAGTTCGGGTGGTAGCTCTCTCTCTCTCTCTCTCAATTCTCTTATATCCCCTAAAAAATTGAACCGTGGTGCATGGTTGGTTACATACACCTGATTCACTTTAGGGTCTATTTCATTGCAACCTATCACATCAAACCCTGCTAACTTGTAGCCCATAGTTGAACCGCCACCACACGCAAAACAAGAAAACACCTTGCCTTTGTCTTTAGTGAAATTGGCTTCTGCCAGCTTCCAGTTATAATGGAATTTATGAATTTCCATTATTGCACCTCCTCATCTTTACACATAA